GCGAACCATGAGCAGTCAACTACCTTCGCACAACCCTACAGGCTACCTCGGCATAGCCCAGACACATCCGCCTCAGCTTCATCTTCAATACACTTTGCCCCCTGCTACTCTCCATGCCAGAAACTTTGGCATAGGAGACCTATGGGTCGACATATCAACCAACCTGATCTGGATGCTAACCCAGATGGTAAATACAGCAGGGCCTTCGGGGATCATAAACGCCACATGGACGTCGATAGCGGCAGCAGCAGGCGTTTCCATCACCCGGCTTGGAACGAACATCGGCGGTGTGATTCTCCCAGCAGCAGGGCTATGCAATATCCTAGGAGATGGGATAGCGGCTTCAGGGGTCTTGACTACGTATACATTGCCTGGGAACACGATGACCATCTCTGTTCAGTATGCAAATACTGGTGGTAATAGAGGCGTCTCAACTTATGACGCAGCATCCTTCAACGTCTCAGGAGCAGGTCTTGTAACCCTCACAGGGCTTCCTGGTTTCTCATGGAATGCCGCTCTCGCTGTACAGCCCATGACTCAGAACACTGGTTATTACACAAATGTTGTTGGAATTACTGATTTTATCTTACCAGCAGCTGCCGCTGCAGGATCTATCTTGTGGGTTCAGGGAGCTATTGCAGGTGGATGGACGATAACTGAGGGAGTCGGGCAACAAATCTTTAGCTCAAGTACAATTCATACTACGGCGACAACAGGATCATGCTCATCCATAGACCCAATGGCAGGCATAGAGCTTCTGTGTACAACAGCAAATCTTATATGGCAGGTGATAGGCAGTAAGGGAAATATAAAATATCTATGACAACATCAAATAATATTGACAATCAATGCGTTTCAAATATTGTTGGTTTTAACGAAACGTTTTCTGTATTAAATAACAATGCTGCCGCTAACCTTGGCTCAGCAGCCACGATCATTGCGTCTGTTAATGGAGCCGCCGTTGGAGACCCAGTATTTCAATCTTCGGTAAGCGGTGTTCAGACATGGAGCTTTGGAGCAGACAACTCTGATGGCGATAGATTCAAGGTCTCAAATGGAGCAACGCTGGGAACGAATGACTGTATCCAGATTAACACAGCTGGCGCCCCAGGGTCGATTAACTATCCCTTACAGCCACGTTTTTTCGCACGTCTTTCAGGAATAGTTAACAATATAACTGGTTTTGGCCCATTGTATAAAACCATTGTATTTGATAACGTAGATATTAACGTAACAAATACCGGCGGATATAGTCCATTAAATGGAATATTTACAGCTCCTGTAACTGGATCGTATTTATTTTCTTTTAATATACAGACCACAACCTGTACTACGGCATCGGAATGCAGAATTTCTCTGTTAACTCCTACTGGGCCTTATTATAAGATGATCCAACGAGCAGCTTCTGGATACATATTCTCAATGGAAAACAGTATTTTGACATATCTCACAACAGGCGATACCGCTCAAGTTCAAATTCGCATACAAGGCGAGGCTGGAGATACAGATGGAGTATTTTCAGATGGCGGGCTTTGGACCTACTTCTCAGGGATGTTTGTTGGATAAAACTTGAGCTTCAAGTCTTTCTCTATCCTCCCGTTCTTTTTTAAGCTTTTGCTCTAACTCATTGAGCCTAGAAAACATCCCCCTACGTACGTTACCGATGCTTTCTTCCAAGCCTCTGATCTCATTCCTCAACTTATCCATTTCAGATATTTCAAATAACTCAAGCTGTATTGACGCCATATTTTTACTCCTTTTTTTGAAAGGCAAGAACATGATATAGGAAAAGGAAAAAGGTTGTCAATATGTATTACCTAGAAGTTTTCCTTATCGCCGTTCTTTTATCTTCATGCACGCTTTCCATCAATATGACAGATACTCATGGAAGGGCGAGAGATGTGGGCGAGGAGTCTACACAACAAACACCAACAGTAGAAGCAGAAATCCCAATCAAAGTTTAGGAGAAGAAAAATGCCAAATATAGCAAAAGTCCTGATAGGCGTCTTGATCGCCATTTTCCTTTCGATCGTTTTGTTTATCATCCATGTAGCTAATCAACCAGATCCCCCACCTAGAGATGAGACGAATACCTTGCATCTAAAAGACCTTGAGATTAAGGCGTCGGGGCAATTAGCGAAAGACCTAGATAAATTGATTAGCTAAACCCGCCGAAGAATGGTTGAACTCCTGGCACGTCTCGGGAAAAGGAGGAATCGAACCTCCATAAGGCAAGTTAACAGCTTGCTGCATAGCCATTATGCTATTTCCCCATAGCATGAATCAAACGTGCTCTACCAGCTGAGCTAATCAGGAATATCTTTATCTGTCATCATATTCTGCACAATATGTTCTGGGAGGGTACTCAGCTTTTTCAGCGCGCTCTCGAGATCATCAAGAAAGAAACCCTTTGCGAAGTCTGAGTCGCCACCCATTGACTGTATCGCGAAGAGCATGGTAGCAGAAATGTTGGCTAGTGCTGATAAGGCTATTATACACTCTTGCCTTGCATCTGGTAACAACCCACTTGACTCTCTCATCGTCTTCACGATCGCTTCCACCAGATACTCAAATCTTTTGTTGCCGGCTTCTTCGTCTATATTCATTACATTCCTTTTAATTTTGAAAAATCCGTCTTCTTTGTCGGTTTTTTTATCTCTTCATTAATATGACAGGGTGGAAACCAAGACATTCATGTCTTGGAGGAAACCCTGCTCCTGTGTTATAACGTTTGTCGGTCTGTATTTCCCACGACATGACCTTAAACACATCGGGGATTGTAGTAAGAACCCTTGCTGCAATGGGCGAGAGAGTCTTTTGCTCGATGTAATCCGTCCAAATGTTGGATGCACAGGTTTTACCTGGATCACAATAAATTGCCGCCTCCTTGGTTGGGCATCAAAAAGCTTCCGCCTTCAGGCGAGAGTTGATTACCAGTCGCCATTTCTCGCCTCCAAGTTATTTCGATATCTCTAGCCCAAAAAGCGTTATCAGGCTTTGCACTCCGCCGGAAAACAATCGCCACATTTCTTTTGCATCTCGTCCGAATTCGATTTGCCTTCCAAATTCGGCCCCAACCAGGTTTATCAGGGCATTAAAATAAGCAATGTCATCCACTTCTCTATCATCGAGCATTGTGTCAACCCTGAAATCTATCATCTTGTGAACGATTTCTCTCTGCCGCTTATCAAGCATGTCCATGCCCACATGAAAAGGCAAGTTAAACTTGATGCAAACAAATTTGTCACTTCGAGGATTGATCTGATTTGGGTTTATAGTACTCATCTCCTGGGTCATCCATTCCGTTGGCTCCTGGGGCAAAAGGCAAAGGGATTATTCTAAAGAAAAGAATATAAGCAGAAATGAAAAGGCAAATCCTAGCCTTCATGAGATTCGTTGGGTATCTCGTTGACATCTTCCAAGGTTCCTATCTCTTCGTCTTCCTTGACTTTCTTGATGAAGTCGGCATAAGCTTTTCCTTGCGTAGTTAGAACATCGAGGAGCATGGGCTTAGCAAGGTTAAGAGAAAAAATCACGCTAAGACTACAGGCTGTAAGCGCTTCGATGATGGCGTTAATCTCAATGTTCTTATCATAAGACGTATCGCCGCACGTTGCAAGCTCATTGTTCGTGAGTTCAAGAATCTCTAGGATATAAAAGCTTTTCCTTGATCCAATAGTCTTTTCTTCAATTGTCTTTGATTCTTTTACTTCTTCCATGTTCTTAATCCTTTGATAGCCAAAAATGTGTAAATAGAGAATAACGTACCAAGAGCATATTGCTCAAGCTGAAAGTTGATCAAGGCAAAGGCGACGTCTGATACAATCCACCACCAGAATCCGTCACGCTTGCCTTTTGCATTGAGCCATGTGCCATAAAGGGCCATGGCCGTGAAGAGCCAGGTTAGAACAGGCATTCATTACTCCTAATTAAAATTCTTTGCATTTCAACTTGAACGTCACAACAGCACCGTGTTGGAAATACACTTCTGGGTCAGCACGGCACACGACGCCTTCCATTGTTTGAGGTTTCCACGAACATTGGGACAGTGGCTTGCTTTTAACGAGGTCTACTATCTGGTCCTCGGTCATCCTTCCTAAGTCAGGGACCACAGGGATGTTGAGTTTAGCTGCTGTCTCTTTAACCATCGATCGGTCAAACCAAAACTTTCCGGAGAGCACGTCAAACAGGACAAAACCAACATCCTGAACGTAGTTTCCCCCTCCGGCTTGTATTTTTGGACCGTATCCCTCGCCGTACAGCGTGATATCGTGCACATCAGCAGTTGGGAAGGCTAAATGTATCAACTCAGGGGTGAATGTGTCTTGCAAATATTTCAGGAGATGGGGTTGGATTATAGCCTCGTCAGTACGGCCGCCGAAAGAGAGCGCTCCTTGATTGTACATCACTCTTATGTTCGTTCCATCAATCTTTTCTGTTACATTCCATGTTTTCACGTTACCAAATTCAGGGCAGGCGTAGTCGCCGACGATGAAAGATTGTTTTCCTTGCTGACAATTGGGGGATTTTTTCTCCTCCTCGTCGAAATACCATCCCTGTCTTTTCCAGAGAGAGTTGATTTTAAAATATTTCATCGTAAATCTCCTTGGCGAGGAAGGCTGGGGACTTGAAGATCTCACAAGAGAGGGTGGTCCTATCGATTACCGAGATTAAACTTGGTAGTCGTTTAACATATATTCTCATAGCAAATGTTTTATGAAATATGTTCTCAATTTCTTCTTGAAACGCTATGTCTATTGATCTGAAACCATCATCAAGTTTCAAGTCGGTCTTTCCAAAAGGAGTGATGTAACAAATATAGTTATAATCATTGATGTAGTTTTTACAGAACGATCTTAAATTGCATGAAAGATTCTGTTCATGGACTGTCTGGTTAAATATACTCACCGCGTTCTCTAGATAAACAATCGGATCGTAGACAGATCTGTCACAAACAATAAGGTCGGGTTTCTTTCCTTCGGCCTCTCTTTCTCGGAGGATCTGGTTGATTACAATCCATTCCGTGGCCTTGTATGTCTGTTCGGCGTGGATAGGATAAGGGCAATCGCGAACCACCTCTCCAATGCTCTCAACCTTCTTCCCTTGCGCTCTCGCGTACTCGGCCACCGCCTTACACAGCGTCGTCTTGCCAACTCCATGCGTACCGATTATGGCGATCTTTTTCATGAATCCATTGCTCCAAGTTATGTTTGATCAAATCAGGCGAGCGATGGAGTCTTCTCCATCGCCTCAACGTCTTGATTGGCCATTCACATTTTTGTGAACAGCCTTGTTGTCTAGGCCTTCCCTCTTTTGTGAACACTCCAACAGCTCCTGAAGAAGATGAATCTTATATATATCTCTTCTTCCTCTGTCCCTGTGGACCGTGTTCGTATTTCGCACCCTACATCGCGTTTAAATTTTTCTTCAAGTTAAAAAAGTTGTTTTTTTGTCAATACTACATTACTATGAATCGGTTAAAAACACGGGAGGGATATGGAACGGCCAGAAAAAAAGATTTTTTATAAAAACAAAAAATATTGTTTAAAAAACGGATATTATATGAGAACAGAAAGACTTCACCAGACGATATGGGAAGAGTCTTTTGGCAAAATTCCTGAAGGAATGGTTATACACCACAAAAATGGAATCGGACATGATAATCGGATTGAAAACTTAGAGTGTATGACAATTCATGATCATCACGCTTTACATTTCTCAAGCGAAAAACAGCTTAAACATTTGCATTCTCAAAGGGAAAAGGCTGCTGAGGCACATAGAACTCCCGAGGCTAGAAAAAGATTTTCTGATCAAATGAAGAATATGTGGAAGAGTAAGGGATTTAATAAGTATCAATGCACGGTGTGCGGAGTGCAATACGAAAGCAGAAATAAGGCTCGTCCTAAATACTGTTCTCAGAAGTGCAGAAATTCTGCAGGATATAAAAAGTATAAGCAAAAAGTAAATTGTGTTATATGTAAAAAAGAATTTGAAACATCCAAGGGCAAACGAGCTGCTATCTTGTGCACTCGATGCCGAGCCATGGCAAGATGGGAAAAAATTCGTGAAAATAAAAAATAGGAGTGCATCGTGTGACACTTTTTCCGCAATTAAGTGATACATATTATGTTGATAATGATCACAATATTTTAAAGATGATGGATAATACTTACGCGAAGTATATCACGATCAACCAGAGTTTTTGGAGCGAAGCAGACATTTAACATTGGGTGTCTTTAAACCTCTTCTGATTGACTCGGAAATCTCTTCAGCATTCGTGCGTAGGAGATAACGAGGGGCAAGGGTAAGGCTAGCCTGAACGACTTAGCGAAGAGGGCCTTTAAAAGGGCAAGCAAAAGTCTGAGCACTATGGTGACATAGTGAGGGGATGTCGAAGAACTCCCCCGCCTCAAGTGAGGTCAGAAAAGTAACAGAATGGATAATAGATTCGTCGCGGGTGACCAAGGGCTCTATAACGATGTATATGGACAATTGCCAGCGTTTCGAAAGCGGCAATTTAATTTCAACAGAATGCGTCGAATTGTAAATATGATCTCTGGTTATCAGAGGCAGCATAGAAAGTCAACTATGGTAACGCCTGTCGAGGCTGGCGCTCAGCATACGGCTGATCAATTTACAAAGTTAATCTACCACGTCAATAGACATGGAAACGTTCTAGAGACCATCTCCGATGCATTTCAAGGCGCCGTGATCAGTGGTATGAACTTGCTATCAACTTGGATGGATTACACGCGTGACCCTGTTAATGGAGATATCGTTGTCGATAACGTATCCTATAATGGATATTTGATTGACCCATATTTTAAAAAGAAAGACTTGTCAGATTGCAACTCGTTATGGACGCGTAAGTATTTGACTCGTAACCAGTGTATGAGCCTACTTCCAGGTAGGGAAGATGAAATAAAAGGTTTATCTGGATGGGGTAACCGCGATGGCAAATTTTTTTTCATGCCGGAGTCATACAATTACGGACAACAGGATCTAATCATCTACGATGAGTTCTGGTATCTCGACACTCGTTCTCAACAGATGATCGTCGATACCGAAAGTGGGGAATGCATCGAATGGAAGGGCGAGGCTGATGACCTAAGAGAGTTCTTGTCAATGTATCCTCAGACTATTGTGACAAGGAATGAGGTGCCAACTGTTAAGCTCGCAATCGTTGTTCAAGGGAAGGTTATGTATCATGGGCCAAATCCACTTGGCATAGATTCGTATCCCTTCGTCCCTGTGTGGTGCTACTACCAGCCAGAGATCCCATACTTCCCATGGCGTGTTCAGGGTGTGTGTAGAGGCATAAGAGATGCTCAATATCTTTATAATCGTCGCGTAATTACCTCTCTAGACATATTGGAGAGCCAAATCACAAGCGGCTGGAAATACAAAGAAAACGCCCTAGTCAACCCTAAAGACGTCTTCTTGCAAGGACAGGGTCGTGGGTTAGCTATGAGGGCAGAATCCCAAATGACAGATGCTGAACAAATACTGCCTCCACAGATACCTCCAAGCTTGCTACAGCTCTCAGACATGCTTGGGAACGAGATTTCCCAGATCGCTGGTGTCAATGAAGAACTTTTAGGTTCAGCAGAGGATGATAAGGCAGGCATATTATCGCTTTTAAGGCAAGGGGCAGGATTAGTGACCCTACAACCTATCTTCGACAACCTCGACCAATCTCAGGTTCTATTAAATAAGATTCATCTTCAAATGATTCAGGCCAACTGGACTCCAGGGAAGGTCTCTAGGATAATCGACGATGAACCTGCGGAAGAATTCTACAATAGGGCTTTTTCGAAGTACGATGCGATCGTGGAAGAGGCTCCATTAACATCGACACAAAAACAACTCGCCCTACAACAATCTCTTTATCTTCGTGAGATGGGCATTCCAATCCCAACAGAATATATTATTGAGAACATGCAATTGCCCAATAAAGATAAGCTTATGGAGCAGATCAAGGCGACAGAACAGGCTCAACAGCAACAAGAGCAGATGATGGCTCAGGCCCAGATGGAAGCTGCAAGGGTCGATAATGAAACGAAGTTAGGCTTCGCGGCAGCTCAACAAGCTCAAGCTCAGGAGAGAATGGGTAAGATTAGGCTCGATGCAGCATCAGCGATTGAAAAGCTTGAGAAGAGCCAGGATGAAAAGATCGAGTCTGCTCTCAATCTGATCAAGGCCGCTAAAGAAATCAAGGGCATGGATATCTCCCATATCGCGCAAGTCTTGCAGATGGTAAACGAAACTGAGCAGATCCAGCAAGCTCAGGAACAATCTAAACATGAGATGCAGATGGCTCAGCAGGATCGACAGATGCAACAACAGGCACAAGCGCAACCGCAGGCTCAAGAGCAGCCACAGCAAGGCCCGATGATGGCGGCGTAAGTATAAAATTATCCATATCGAAAAAATGCTTGTTTTTGTACGATAAAGAATGTAAAACAAAAATATTCCTAGGAGGAATAGCGTTATGGCAAAGTCAATGAAAGAATTTGGTCGTGATCAGTCAAGTCATGCAAATATGCCCCAAGAAGTACATATGAGCGACTATCCAAAGCAAAAGACTTATGGCGAAGAGCTCGATGATACTATCACGGGGATTGATGAAACAGTTGCTCATGGCAAAGGCAAAGCCAAGAAATATCTTTCTAATCAAAAGTAGGCATGTCAAATGGTCATGATTAGGCCAGGTGGGAAACCACAAAAAGTTGCTGAACAAGTCATGAAGGGTAAGGGCGTTAAGATTCCTAAGAAGAAGAAAATGGAAAAAACCGTTCTTACGGGCCCTTACCTACAACATTGAGGAAAATTATGCGTGGTCATGGTGACGAAGCACAGGATAAAAAGCTTTTTGGCAAAATGCTGAAGAGTGCGATGCCTGGCAAAAAAGTGGCAAGCCATCTCAAGGAAGACATCAAAGAGCAGAAGATGGGCATTAAGAAAGATAAAAGTTTGATGAAGTCTGTCAAGGGATGTGGAAGAGGTCGATAGACTCACTATTTTAAAGGAAGATGGATGCTAGTCGAACCAGATAAATACGCCTACAACCGATTCGGCACCAAAGGACAGCGAGTCGGTCAGGCGGTGCTTGATATCCTCTCCAGGCCCAATCCAATCCAAACTGTCGGTGATGTTCTCGATGCTTTCGGTCCTGATTTTGCCAAGGAAATGGAAAAGACAATTGAGCAGAATCAAGGCAAGTATGAATCCCCATTTTACATATTCGTGCTTACTAAAAAAGAGTTTTGGACTGACAACGTAGTGCGAAACTGGTTTATTGCTCGGCAAACGCCACCTCATGCTTTTGATATGATGGAACAGTATTCTAATTATACCAAAACTCTTTACATCATCGATAGCCATAAAGGGAATATCAAAGCGTTATGGTCCTTGCCAGGATTCAATGATTGTATTTCAATAGCGCGAAGTCCAGGCCAATATGATCCAGAGCTTGTGAAGTGGGTCGAGGATTGCTTCAGCAGGAAACTTGATAAGGACAGGTATACATTCGATGAATGAGTGGATCAAGGTCAGTGATAAACTCCCAGAGCGAAATGACTGGGTCTTAGTCTCACATGCCAAAGATTATGCTCCTATCACGATAGCGAGACATACTGGGGATAAATGGGAATTCTTTTATAGAGATGGATATGATACATCTGGATTTTCAGTTGATGGGCCTTATTGTGGGGACGCTGTGACTCCAATTACTATTGGTCAAATCACTTGCTGGATGAAGATTCCTACATCCCCTAAAGAAGATCCCGGGATTGACTTGGGCCTTCTGGTATAGGCTGCCAGTCTAATCCTCTAGCGAAAGACCTAGATAAATTGATTAGCTAAACCCGCCGAAGAATGGTTGAACTCCTGGCACGTCTCTAAACGGTGCTGGGAGGTCATTTCCTCCCATCGCTTCGTTGTAGAGCCTGTCAAGATCCTTGTCGGTCATCCTTGACATTTCTTTGCCAAAGAAGTGGGTGTAGATAGCGTAGCGTAAGGCGTCGCAATTTTTGACCACTATGCCGTTAGCTATGAAATTTCCGTTTTTCTCAGTCGCTAAACAGTAGACATCTTCATTGTTTCTTTTTGTGATTCCCCTCACGCCAACTAAGCACGGCTCCGCATGATATTGAACAGGTTGTTGATTTTGCATACCTATTTTTCCTAAATTCTTTTTTACAATTACTGCATTGCACAGTTACGTCGTCTAGTCGTTGTGCCCGTCTCCAAGCCGATTTACATTTGTTTGAACAGAACTTAGAGTGATAAGTCAATGTAGAAAATCCCTTACTACATTGACAACAGACAACGCTAATCGGCTGACGAGTATTCCAACTATCAATACCATGAGCTACATGCCATTCTCGTCCTTCTTTCGAAGCGTGCCATTCCTTCGTGAGATGGCGATATTCTCCAGCCATCTTTCTCGCTCTTTCTCTCTTGTCGTCTGTCATATGCATGCTACCGTGTTCACGAGCCGATATCAGTTCAAGATTTGAAAGATCGTTATTGCTCTTGTTACCATCCCTATGATGTATATGAAATCCCTTAGGAACTTTCCCGTTGCAGGACTCCCAAACCACGATATGCATTCTTTTTTTGGAGTGG